TTGGTCTGGCGCTCGCCCAGGCCAACATCGTGGGCGCGCGAGCCTTCGGTGGCCGGCGTGCCGACCTTGCTCAACAGCACGGCCTGGAAGTCGCTCGTGTCGGCCTTGCCGGTGCGCAGGTAGTCGCTGGCGACCTTGTCGCCGCCCAGGTGGCGGTACTTCTCGCCCAGGGCAATGATGTCCTGGGTGGCCTTGGCGCGTGCGTTCACGGCGTTGTCGATGTCGGCCTGACGCTCGACGGCGAGCTGCTCGGGGGTCTTTTCCATGGTGCGGATCTCCGGGAAGGTGGCCGGGGTTGCCGGCGCGGGTGTTTGGGTTGGTTCCGGCTGGGCCGGCTTGTCGGTGGCGCCAAAGGCGCGGGTCAGGTGCTGCTGCTGCTCATCGGTGAGGCCGCCGAAACCGCGCCCGATGCCGACGGTCGGGTCGGCGGGCACACTGACGATGGACACCTCGAGCGGCTCCCAGTCGGTGACCAGGTACTCGTCGGGCGCGTTCTTGCCGGCCTTCGCCAGCGTCATCTCGTGGACGATGTAGCCCACGCTCACATGGCGGCGGATGCCATCAGCAACGTCTTGCCAGATCTCCTCGGCCCGCGCGCTTTTCCCAAAGCGCACCCGGGCGCGTCCTACGCCCCCGGCTCCGATCTCGACCGACTCGACGACACCGATCTGGTCTCGCGTGTTGTGATCCATGAGCAGCGCGCCGCCGTTCTGCAGGCGGGCCAGGCGCACGGCGCTGGCTTTGTGGCTGAGCACCTCGACGCCGAACCAGCGTTCATAGGGCTCTTCGCTGCTGAACGCCAGCTCGACCGTGCGCGCCTCGGCGTCGACGGCATCGCGTGTGACCTCGAAGCCTCGAGCGGCCATGCCACCGGCGGGCGGGGTGTGCTTGCGGGTTTGGCTGTCCATGCCTGCACTGTCTGTTTTCAGGCGTGACATTCACACCCGAAAATGTCAGAACTTGCGGAAGCTTCAGGGCACAGGCGCAGCAGCTGGCTCGCCATTGGCCGGCGGCTCGACCGGCGATGCTTCAGCGGTTTTCGCCGGGTCGCCGAGGGGCACGCCGTACTGTGCGGCCCATGCCTGCTCCTCGGCCAGCATCTGGATGTTGTCGTGCCAGTCGCTGCCCTGTTCGCCGGCGACCTGGTCGCGGGTCTTGAATCCGTTCTGGATTGCCAGGATGTTGGCGCGGGCGTCCTTCTCAGGGTCGACCCAGCTCCAGCGCCGACCCAGGAAGGCATGGTCGGCGAACTTGTCACTTTTGGCGACTGGCAGTGGCTTGCCGTTCGGGAAGGTGATGGCGCCGGCCAGCAACCCCATGCCGAGCCAGTCCTGAAAGGCTGGCGCGACCAGCTGCTCGGTGAGCCACTTCTGCAGCTCGATCCAGCAGTCGCGCTCCTCGAGCACGCCGGCACGGATGCTTGAGAAGTTGACGCCCTCCAGGTCGTTGGCCAGGGCGTGGTAGGCCACACCCAAGCCGCTGGCG